CGCCACCTTTTCATTCAAATACGGAATAAGCCACGCCACCAGTTTGGAGGGGTCTCCGACGTCCTGTATCGGGATAATCGGATTCTGTCCGTTCAATTTAGCAGCGTTAAAAACAGTCAACCCCTTTTCCGAAGTGTCAACCACATCGTCGCCAAACAACGCCGTATTTAAGATGCCGATAGGCGGTTCAACCATTTTGGCCATTGTCGTCATGCAGTCCGAAACAGCCTGATTTATACAGCGAATTGTCGAAATCAGCATCGTTCCCGGAGCGCGTCCATATACTTCGCCGCGTATTTTGACAGCCCGCGCCACCGGAATAGGCATATCGCGGTAATCCTCTTCATAAAAAGCGTGGTCTTCGCTTTCCTCAAACCAATAGCCGACATATTTGCAGCCTTTTTTACCCAATGCCCCCGGTACAAAATCCTCACGCGGCACAATCATCTGTACGACGGTGAAAATATTGTTAAGATTTTGGTTGTTCCAAGCAGCCTGAACCTTTTCCGGCAAACGCTTAAACATTTCCTCGTCAAAACCGTCTCCCCGGCTGCAAAACTCCGAAACCAGACGATTGCAGCGCCATTGATAAGTATTGCTGACAATCTCGACCATCCCGTTTTTGCCCTCGTCGATGCAAAGCGTATCCACTCCATACGGACGAAACAGCAAAACGTTGGTATCATACCCCTTGCTATAAGCCGAATTAGGATAACACCCGACGCCGGATGTTCCAAACGCGTGCTGGTCATACAAATAAGCGTCCAAAGCAGAATTAAGCCCGGCGTTTGAGTGGTTCATCTGCGTTAAAATCTGCTCGGAAGCATATTCATACCACGGCATAACATAATCGCCGCTTACCAGTTCCAAAACATCATCTGACGGTTCTATTGATATCGCGCCTTCGCCATTGCCCCACATAATACCCTTCAGATAATTGGCAGCCTGCTGTACGGAAAGCGACGCCGTCGGGTCTTCGGTATACTTGTCCAAATCCTCGTCTTTGTTCACTTCCCCTTGGTTAAAATAGTTTTGCGGCCGCACTCGGATACCGACATATTTAGCAATGTCTTCCCAGCGGGAAACATATTTCTGGCGTTCGCTTTTCAGCTCATTGTAACGCTTTTTAATGATGTCAAACGTATTTTTCATTTAATTTCCAAACAAATTACGCCGTCTTTGGTTGCCAAAAACCGTACTGTTGTTCCGGTCTTGAGAACCATCATTTTTTCCAATATAAGAATATCTCACATTAGAATAGCCATCTCTGCCATAAAGCGTATCGCTTTTTATTCCTTCCACGTGCCCTTTAAAATAATCATCCAATGAGTGATAGCCCTCTTCTTTATAAACGTTGCGATTATTTGCATAATCCACAAATGCCCGTAATAATTGCTTTCCCTGACTCATCTCTTTAATTCCCAAACAAGTTACCGCGTCTGTTGTTATCGACACCAAAGACTTCCTGTCCCAATGCTCCTTCTGAAGTGCTATACAAAGCACGTCTTTTCTTGGTGTTTTTGTTTTTATCCTCTATCAACTGGTCTGCTGCACTATAATTAGCTTTTGGCTCATCATAACCAAGTCCGACAGCATCCAATACGCCTCCCACAAGCTTTCCCACGCCTTTGACAACGCTTCCCATATTTTTTCTCCCTAAAATTTTGAAACCGAACGCCGTATAATTTTATGCGGCGCTTCCATTTGCTTTTCCCCTATAAAGTTCTTAATGCAAAATACGGCCATCATCAGGCTGTCCGCCCTGTCCGGTGAATGAATTCCGTTTTTCCGCATTTCGTCCTTGCTGACAATCAGCCGTTCGCCGTTGGACTTATATTTTATCCTGATTTCCAACAGCTCTGCTTCCGTCATCGGGCTGTCCATAATAATCCGGCCTTCATTGATATACTCGTTAAGCATATAATAGCCCCACGCCCGCGTGTTGCCGTATTCCTTTGCCAGACTTCTTTCAGCCCCGTCAAACGGATTAATGCTTACGCCCAGCTCCAACAAGCGGGCATAAACAACATATCCCATCCCGCCAATATCAATTATTGACGCCGTCGGCCGATACTGCCCCAAAAGGTTGACAATTTTTCCGGTGGAAACCATCGGGTCAGCTTCCGACCACGCTTCCTGCGCCACAACGCGCCAATGCGTCTGCCCGACCCGGTCAAGAACCGTCGCCACGGACAAATCGCTTCCTTTTGCCGCGAAATCAATGCCGATAACCCGCTGCTTCGGAAACATATCGCCCCAAGGCTCAATTTTAGACATCTCTGCAACCTTCGACGAGTTAAACAGGTAGTCTTCCGCTTCCGCCAGCGGCTCGCCAAGCCAGATATGGCGGTAATCCTTGTCGTTCTGGTTTTTGCAAATTTCCGCTTCATCCAGCAGCTCTTTGGTGCAGAACGGATTATCAAAATAATCAACATGAATATGCAGGCAATTCGGCCGGTTTAAGCAAAATACATACACCGGGTCATTACGGACACGACGGTTCATCGAAAACCATACCTCCGAATTTTCCTTTCGGATTGTCGGGATAATAACATCAATCGTCCGCTTGGACAGCATTTGGGCTTCATCAACCCAAACAATGTCAAATCCTTCCATACCTTTGGTGTTTTCAACGCCCTGTTCGCGAAAACCCCGGAAAATAATTTCCGACCCCGTTACCCTGTGCCTTATTTTGGCTGAAGTAATTTCAAAATTAAGCTCATATTTCTTAATCAGCTTCACCAAAAGCTTATAAACGGAATCTTCGATAGAGGTCTGTGTTTCTCGTCCGCAGCATACCGAAACTTTCCTTTTCTCGCATAAATATAAAACAAGACGGCCGAAAACCTGCGACTTACCGCTTCCGCGTCCGCCTTCTGCCAAATAATACCGGTATTTCCCCAAATTCGTTACAAAGGGGATAAGCTTCAGGGGAACGTTAAGTATTTCCGGCAGTTCCAACATCCGGGTTATCTCCAATGTTCAGGGCAAGCTCCTGCCCGTCAAGCTTAACTGAAGGCATAATGTTGATACTTCCCCCAAGCGTAACGTCGCTTTCCCTCTTCTCAACATAAAGCCCCTTGAGCTTTCCCTTAAGTTCTTCAGCCTTAATCGCATCCGACAGCTTTTTATTTTTCATCGCCAGCGCTTGGATTTCCGAGAGTTTGCGGAAACTGTCCTCAACCGTATATTTGATTTTCTCAGTAGCTTTTTGCTTTAGCTCGTCAATCCTTGCCGTAATCTTGCCGTTTTCTAGTAATTCTGTAGCTTTTCTGTTTACCGTTTCTTTTTTCATACCTCCGGCATTATAAGTCTCGCGGTATGCGTCAGAATAATTAAGCCCTTTTGCAACTCCCTGACAAAATTTTTCTTGTTTGGCTGTCAGCATTCGCCGTTTTCCCAACTTGCTACAAAAAACCGCCCGAAGCAAAAGCCACGGGCGGCGAGTTAATGAACATTCAACAAAAAAATGGAAGCTGGCTTTTAAGCCTAATCTTCCATCATATAAAAAAATTAACATAAAGGTGTCAGCTTGTCAATATGTTTTTTTTAAATAATGATAAATCAGTTCATCCAAACCTAAACACAAAAAAGTGCATAAATGTGCCTGTTCCTTTATTTTTCCTCGTGTACTGCCTCTCACGGCAAACATTTTGTCTTCCAACACAACTTTGTGAATAACTGGAAAAAAATCCGGGTTTATTGCCCGCAATGCACGGACGAAACGTTCACGCGCCATTAACACATATTCAGGAGCGCTATCATTTCCCCCGCCATCAACTTTAATCCGCTCCATATCATTTACACCAAGAGATTGCATCCCCGAAGCGTGAAAATCGCTGTAAAACCGTTTTCCCGCCGAAAGCCTGTCAAGCGCCGTAAACTTTCGAGAACCATATTCCAGCCATCCATACTGTGCCAACTGCTCCAACACACTCAACTGACGCCACACATGGTCTTTCCCTCGTTGAAATCCACGCCGTTTCAGCTCTTCCTTATTGATATATTCTTCCATCTCGCCCCCTTATAATCCTTGAACAAACTGCAAAAATTCTGCCTTACTGTTGGTTTTAAAAACATCTCCGGCTGTACTGACGGCGTTGTACTTGCGCTCTTTGTTGGTCGGATAGTTCAGAATGTAAATCGTATATCCCCCCAAGACGTCTTTTGCAAAAGCTTTGCGCCGCGCCTCTCTTTCCCTCGCTGCCAAGGTTTTCATCTTTTGCTTGCGTTTATCGCAATATTCCTGTTGGTATCTCGCAATCTTTTCTTTGTTAGCTTTTTGCCAAGCTCTAACTATCGCCCGATTACATTCATTACAGAGCGAACGTAAACCGTTTTTTCCTCCCTTCAGTCGCGAAAACTCGGAGAGCGGGAGCTCTCTCCCGCATTTTGTGCAACGCTTAGTCTCTACCATTTCCAGCCAATCCTCACATTCTGTATAAAAGCCATAAAATCAAGCCAATCCAACTTTTCATAATGGTCTAAAGCATTGACCCGCATTCTTTGAATCCACATCGCCCCTCCCTATTTGTAAACTTCCAGCGCTACGGCTTTTATATCCGGCCGCTCCTTAATCTCCGCCAACTTAATTTTTTTTGAGTAGTAAAGCGGACTTTGAAAGTTACTCAAAGAAACTTCGCACGTCCCCCAGCGAACGCTTATACTAACATCTATCCGGTCGGGCTCTGCCGGATATTCATCTATGCAGTCCGCAATAAATGTCCTGACTTTATTCCCTATATCCGTCATCGCGGCATACTCCACTGGCGGATAAAGCTTTCCAGTATTCGCTTGCAATCGCCGGATTTTGCCTTAACGCCTTTCAGCCCGGCCGCCTGCAAATCCTCATCGCTCGGAAATTCAAAATCGCGCGGTTGTTCTCCCCTTGCCGCGGTTCTTTTGCGGCACGAAAGCCTTAACCCTTCGTCAAAGTCCGCCGCCTCTCCGGATTTAACCAGCACTGCCGCATCCCGGTAGCAGTACAGGTTATGCCGGCACCGCCCCAACGCAATGTCTTCGTGGAATCTTCGCTCCGGCATATCTTCAACCAGTTCGCCCGGCGGCTGATAGGCCGGCGACTGATTCTGCCGATTAAGCTTGATTATTTCGGCAATTTGGCCGCCTTTGGGCGCAAAACCGGTTTTGGATGTCGACGCATATTGCGACACGGCTGCCTTGGCTTCGACAAGAGTTGCATTCGCAAGAACCTGCTGCCAAACATCCCTCAGCCCTTCGCTGTCCGCTCTGAAATCGGGATAAATGCTGCGGGTGTATTCTACCCAGTTGTTAAACTCAAAATTTTTCATCAAAACTCCTCATTTGGGTCAAATTGAGATAAAAATTCCCTCTCTTTTGCAAGCGCTGCTTGGCGAGCCTGCTCCCTTCCCGGCGGGTCTTTAGACGGCTTATAAAACAGCTCTGCGCCGTTTGCAAATCCCTGATAGCCGGAATCAACGCAATGGCAGATAGCCCTTTTCGCCAAATCAAAATCGTTCCCGGTCAACTCCTTCAGCTTGGCAAGCATACGGCTGCGGCTCTCCGCGTTCTTGTATCTCCCGCCCTTTTTCCAGCTTTCCCAGTAATCAAACAAGCTTTCCCAGTCCAAAACGTCAGAAAAAGAAATTTTTTTCGGGGATTTTTTATTTGGGGGGACTACCCCTTTAGGGGTTAAGGGGGGATATATTTTATTTTTTTCTTCTTGGGGGTTTAAGGGGGTATTCTTGTTTTTTTCTTTTTGTTTAATCCCGGTTTCCGTTTGGTTTTCTTTTGGTTCCGTTTTGGTTTCGGTTTGGTTATCGTTTGGTTTTGGTTCGGTTATTTCTTGGTTATTTTCCGGTTCCGTTTTGGTTTCGGTTTGGTTATTTATTCTCTTCGGACGTCCGCCCTTGCTGCCGTTTACAAATTTTTGATTGTTGGCATCAATCTGCGGCTTAGCCAACGTCATAAACATTCTAACTTCCGGTGTTAAGCCCGGCATATCCCCATCAAGCGCATATTGCGCCAAAGCCATAAGACAATCAGCCTGAACGTTTTTATCCATTTCCTTTAAGGCTTCATAAAAACTGCGATAA